AACCTGCACCGCTCCAACCGTCACTTGTGAAAGCCCATCGTAGCCGCTGTCCGGCGTGACCGTCTGCACCGATGTAGACGGTGTTACGATCTTTGACTGCAAGGTAGGCGCTTCTCCGGACACCGCCACCGCCACCTTTGCATAATTCGTGACGTCATAGGTGCCGTTCTGTGTCACTTTTAACTCTCCCTCGGGAGTAGCAGGGACGTCGTTCTCAGCGATGAATTTGTTGTAGATGGTCTTTGCCGCATTCGCAGGCATCTCGACAGACGGCACGTCCTGATGCAGGACACCATCGTCGGTATAGATATTAAAAGCCATTTACATACCTCCTCACAAAATTTTTAGTGCGCCGTCAGCAGTGATGCTGTACGAATCTGCGGGAGCGGCGGTGACGCGCAACGTGCCGTCCGGACGCATTTCGTAGGTGATACTCGTCGGCTGTCCACCACGCAGGTTCACAACTAGCTCATCGAGCTTGTCACACAGGGCGACGGCCTTTGCGGGGCCTTCGGTTGTCGGGCCCTTGTACAGCAACAGTGCTGACAGCTGCCGCAGTAGCTTCGCGGCATCGTCCAGCAACTGGATCTGCGCCGCCGTCCAGCCGCCTTTGGTGTTTTCAAACAAAGTATATACTGCTTTTGCACTCGGATATTGCGCATCTGTAGATGACGAGGAAATACTTGTCACCTTATTTTGCATATCTTCAGAAGGGATCGTATAAGTATCAGGCAAGCCGGGAAATCGAATTGTTTTGAGCTTTTTGTTTGCCATATCGCATCCTTCTTATATTTTTACTAATTGACATGTAATACTTCTTGCGAGCTGTCCAGTATCGAACAGAGGGTGATTTCCTTTTTTCTTGGCTGCCACGCTCGGAGCATTCGGCGCAAGGCGACCGTCATTTGAGTAGATGATCTCTCTTGCATAGTTCTCCATTCGAATACATAGCTTGTTGAGCTCTCGTTCAATCGCAGATTCCTTCAAGCCTGAATCAAGAAAAGCGTCAATACATTTCGCAATTGTTGGTTGAAGCAATTCACGATTCGCATAATCGAGTGTCATTTGGAGAACTGGACGAGCTGGAATATGACGAAGTGGCGAACCGTTTTCATGTATGAACATGAGTTCTGCGTTCGTCAAACCAATTCGTACTTTTTCTTTTCGTTTTGAATGAATTGAAATTACGCCAATCTCAATCTGATATTCAGGCAATTTCTTTACTGCGTCATAAATCGCTTTCATACGTCTATTGAAGTAATAACGATGTTGCCGTCATCATCAGGATCGGAATATGTTACACGACTTGCTTTAAGATCAGTCACTTTAGAATCAAGATCTTGAACTTTTCCATCGAGTTCACTTATCGCATCGTTTTGCTCTTCAATTCCGTCCTCAATGTTGTTCATGTTTTTCGCATTAAGCTGTGTCAAGTTATTTATCCAACGTGTTCTTGTATATGCCATTTGTTAACCTCCTTTTCGTATTCTAAATCACCCTCAACAACAATGCGTGGTATCGGGAGGCAAGTACCGACCTGCGCACTGTCATCGAGAGCTTTGCAAGGAGAACCTCCTCAAAACGTGTACTCGGAATACACGTGATGAGCATTTGAAGTATTCCAGAATTAAACGGGATGAGCCTTTATATATATTCCATTATATTAGTCTGTCCCGTTTAATTCTGGGAACGTATCATTTGATCGATTTTACGACCTTAATGATTTTTGAATTTTCTAAGCTCTCTGAGAATCCTTGACATACTGCTTGTCGAGATCAATACCTGCAGTGCAAGTCTTTCCATCTGAGCCTGCATTAAATGTCATCGGAATACCAAGCTCGTCCATTTCATTATCAATTCGATTAAGTCTCTTCACAAACTGATCGAACTCCATGTTTGCTCGAACCTGATAATGCACTCGGCCAAGTGGCGCAAGACCTTTCCTGTCGAGAGTAATATCAAAAATCCGAAGAAGCACCTCAAACTTGTTGATAGCTTCCTTTGTAGGAGGAATAAGAGCATCATGGATAGGATCTTTAGTGAATAGTCTGAGACGATTCATGACAGTCTTGATAGTCTTGCCAGTGACTAAGTCTTTGACTACGCATGCATTAAACGCGCCATTGCCTTCTTTGCTAATAAGCTTTGCATGATGGTAGATTCCATCACCAACATTGACATAAACGTCGTCATTTATATTCCAAGCATCATAGACCAGTGATTCGTCATTTATATCGTAATCGATCATGTCTTTCATAGCGTCTTTAATCTTTCTGATGTGTTTGATGTAGTACATTCCGTAACGTCTGCGGAACTTTCGTCTTGCGTCATTTTCATCTTTTGCTTCGATAGCAATACAAACATCACCGTTATCGATGTAGCAAATTTCGAACTTTGCGTCTTTGATGCTGTCTATTGTTTCGACATTTGTATATTTCGTTGAAGCAATCTTAAAACAACAGGCATTGTCGTAATGCTCGACTGCCCATCGTTTAGCTTTAGCCAATGCATCTTGTTCAGATTTAGCACGAACATTTACATGACCAAGATAATCAGACCAAGAATCTCCGTCATACGTAAACTCGATAGCATAAAGTTGTTCGTCTTTCACAGAGTCCGTAAAATACGCATTGAGTTCTGTCGTTTCGTATGTATCAGGCTTTGCGTAAATCGAAACCATGAAACGATCGTCATATCCTTCAATTGAAAATACGTAATCTTTACGCATCATTCCGTCTCCGGTTTTAAACCAACCTTTGATCGATTCACGAACGATCTTAAGCGGGAATTCAACCCAAAGTCTCGAAACACGCTCGAACTCTTTAACAAACTCAGAAATGTCATAATCCTTGTTGCGAATGAAAGTTGACTTATGATTGAGAAATTTCTGAAGATCACGCTTGACTTTTGCAGGAAGATGATTTGCATCATGTATGCTATCAACAATACGTGCAATACCTGCTCGACCACATTCGCAGAGAGCAACATGATTGCCACGAATGTTTCTCTGACAAGGATTCGCTTCATCGGCGATATCGCAATCATAACCGCATGAAAGATCAGTGTGCTCGCCGTTTTCGATCTCTTGAATTGTCTGCTCGTCAGTAACGACAAGATTTCCGAGAATGACAGGCTGTCCATTGACTTCGCCTCGATGAACATCTCTCACAAAACCGACCGCGTACTCTTTGTAGTTGTGAACGTTTACGTCTTCATCAGGATGCTCGACTGTGACGGGCTTATTCTCGAATGAAGCGAGTGTCTGAGGTGAAAATACCTCGTCTTCAGTGCGGTCAACTTCAATTTCTGTCTCGTCATCAGAGTCTTTGAAAATCTCATTTTTTCTATATGTCTGCTTACCTGTGCGAGCAAGAATTGCGTCTGTGCAGATCAAATAGCCTTCAGGAGTTTTGCATCGATGTTCGCTAAGACGTTCATTTATCAGAATTTTCATGAACATAATTTTCCTTTCAACTTATTCTTTACTTTATATGAATATTATAATATACTTTGTAATCAAAAATATAATCAATGCGATAAATAAGAGTAACTCACGTTAAATTCTGAGCAACAGTATAATATAAATCATTATATCGGCATTCCAGATTTAACGTGAGTAATTCTTAGATACTCAGATCAATAACTCCGAACCTTGTGTTGATAGTCATTGAACAAGCATACTTGTGTTTGTCAAACGTTGACTCAAAATTCATGATTGCCGTGACATCAGGATGTTCAGTTACGATTTTAGCAACAAAGATGTCCATCTCTGCTTTTGTCTTTATCTTGTCAATCAATGGAACACCATACGAGATATTATACCATAGCTCACCTTTTAGCACACTCAGGCGTTCAGTGAGTGAAGCCGCAATTCCTTCTGATCGATCGACATAGCTCTCATGCTGTTCGTTCTCAAAGATCGCTGTTCCATCAGGATTCTTTCCTTTTGAGCCGAACCAAATGACGTTTCCATCAACGATGTTTCTGCATCTCATGCCACAAATACCCCCGTATCGAATGCGTTCGCAGACTGTAAACTATCAAAGATCGCAAGATTTTGCATACCGTGAATTGTGTATGTATACTGAATTCCTGCACTCTCAACTGTGAGCATTCCTGCCAAGAACATGCTCTTTACATCTTCAGACGGAGAATAGACCGAATCTTCGAGGTTGATGAGCTGCATATTGCATTGAGCAGATGTTGTATCAGTCAGAATGAATACAGGAAGTCCGACGCTCTCGTAGAACGCACTGAGCTCGCCGTATGTGCCATCGAAGTAGTTCTTAATGACTGTGCATTTGATAAAGATCAAGAAGTCTCTGTTGTTCAAGTCGAGCATGTACTCAGTACCATTCACAACGAGTGAGAATTGTCTGCGTAGACCAAACAGACTTCCGATTTTGTCGAGAATGTCTGCAGCTTTGCCTTCATCAGAATCAGGAATTTCATTCAGAAAGAGCAAGTAGTGTTCGTTCGAATCATATGACAGAGTGTGAGCTTGCACACAGTTTAGATCGAAGATATTGAGAAGCTCAAAGAGTCTGTCGATCGTTCCTGTGATTGATGAACCTTCTGATACTCTGAGCGAATCTCTCACAACTTGCGCATTGCTCGCAAAGAGCTCTTCACCAACAAGGAGCTGATACCAAATTCTGAAGTGCTCGACAAAACCGAAAGAGTTGCGCAAATAAAGCGGGAGCTTTTGCTCGTAGTACGAGAACGGTCTGAGCTTGTCGTTTAATACGCTTGCGCCTGTCATATGGCATCACCCCTCAATTGAAATGACGTAGTTATTGCCGGTCTTTGTATATACGATGTCCGAGACTGTGTATTCCTCATCATTGTATGCAAAAGTATTGTTCTCTGTCAAAGGATAAACATTTGCGTTCCCATCAACTACACAGTTATTGTAAAGACTGAATGAAACACTACTGATCGTAAATGCACCGTCCGAGATCGCGTAAGTGCTGCCTCCGCCAGTCACTGTACCAGTGCATTTCACAAAGAACCGAATGTACTTGTAATACGCAATGTTGTTTGAATGCGTTGCAGCACTTGCAGAGACCACAGCGTATGTTGCTTTTCCTTTGAACATCGGATCAGCATAAATTGTCTGAATAAGTAGCTCATTCGCAGCAAGAGGTGTATCAAGCAATTGCTCATTCGCATATGACATAATCGAATTTGCGATCGACGTGAACTCATCTGTTGAGAAGAACGAATATGGAGTGATTGTGATTGTAATGATTGGATGAATTGCTGAAGCTTGCTTCCAATAGACATTCTGATCGAAATTTTCCTGATGAACGTCACTCACTTCAGCAATGTATTTGTAACTCTTCGCTGTTGCAGAAAAATCAAGACATTTACAAGAATGAATACCGGGAGTAAGCTTCTCATAAATCAATGTGCCGATAGTCGAATCAGGAATTGTCTTGCCTTCATCAACTCGAACAACGACATAAATCGAATGCTTGTCGAGTGTTGAGCCATCACTTAGAGTCTGATCAGCGCTCGTATTGTTGTTGAAGATCTTTACGTCTTTGATACCTGAGATTCCAAGCAATGCACCTGTGAGTGAGCCGAGCGTTGTAGTACCTGCAGCCCCAGAACTCTGAGCTCGTCTTGCTCTCAATGCTCCATCAGATTCAGCTTCAGTACCAAGATTTGCAGCAAGAGGCTGTTCAACAGTTATCGGCATTGATGCGTCGATCATTTGATAAATCCATCCTGCAGGTGCCTGAATGACACCTTCCTGTGAACAGAAAACTTGTACTGACACAGTCTGATTCGGAGTAAATGTCTGATCGTTTTCGGCTTTCCATTCGAGTCCAGACTTGTCAATGAAAATCAGATCCTGAGCATGAATTGTAATTTGCGAACTGCCCGTATATGTGACATTCAAGTATGCGTTCGACTTTGTTGCAGGTTTACGAACAACATTGGAGAGTGCACAAAGCGTGTCAAGATAAACACCGGAAGCCGTCTCGACATCGAGATTCGCATACATGATGTTCATGCTCTGCAAGAGATTGTTGATGATGAGTGCGAGATCATTGACGAAGATACCGTCTGCTGAGCCTGTGCTCAGATCAATGTCTGAACCGTAGATCGATTTATATCGATCAATAAGAGCAGCACGCACTTGTGTGAATGTCGCGATTTTCAATCCTGCATTCGTGAGCTTGATGAACTCATCAATGTTGACGATATTGTTTTGAAGCATGTTTGCTACCTCCTTAGATTGTTCCGATTATGATTCCATAAGACGCAGAATGTTTTTGCTTTGTATCAGTATTCTGCAAAGTCTGACTTCGTTTTGCTCTTCGATAGTTTGCTCGAAAATCATCATCACAGAACAGTACAAGAACGTAGTCACCGATGTTGATTGCGATATTTGAGAGAGCATATGTTTGGAAAGAGATATTCGAATTGTCAATCGATGTGCACATATATGATGTAAGACCATCCATGTCAGATTTTGTCGATGTGACTTTACAAACATCAGCTACATGCATGTCTTTCATCACGTTCGTCTTGAGTGCGAGCAGAACTCGCAAAAAGTCCGAACTTGTCGTTTCGTTTCCGATTGGACCGCTCATTTTAACCTCCCATATAGCTCGAGATAAGATTTCTCGATTTTGCAGTGATATTCAATGAGAATTCTGAGCTTCTATTCTGAAGTCGATACTCCATTTCGTAGATCATATAGCAACCGTCTTTGTCAAGATAGTGACCATAATTCTTTGAGACCTCAGAGCTCGAACCGACCGACATGTTAAGCAATGCATTGTCAATCTTGATCACATCGCCACACATAAATGCGAATGTCGGAAGAATCGTCAAGCTAATACCATCTGAAGTTAGTCTTGGATATCCACCACTAAGATCGATCTGATCATTTCGAAGTGTGATAATTCTTGCATTTGATTTATTTGCATTAAAGAGCGAGACAATTGAGTTCGAATCGATCGAGCTATCAGAGTTCGCAATGAACGAGTTATTCGTTTGTGTGAGTTTTTCGATCCATGATCCTGCAGTGTCATTCACATTCATAACATCTTGTAAGAATGTTTTCTTTAACTGTTCAGAGATTGTTGCATCCATGATTCCAGCTCGTCTGCATACGAACTTGACTGCAGAATACATGTTGATGCCTGAATTCAAAGTGAGATTGATTCTTGTCTGACCGTATCGAGCAACAAGCTTGCTTGCACAAAGAATAATGACAGCGTTCGTTTTCTTGTCGTCGAGTGAGTTCGAAATATAAAGCACCCCACCATCAAAGATTGTCTGTACATTCGCGTCTCGATATCCGCATTTGACCGTGACTTCATAGAACTCACCGCTTATGATCTGAACGAGCTCGCTGTATGTGAGATTACTGAGTTTAATCGTGCAAGAATCTTTCAATGCGCTCATGTATTTGTTACCGACAATATCAATATTCAGATCGTCTTTGCCATTACGCCAATTCGATCCAAATACCATCTGACGTTTCATCTTTCTGCTTGTGAGTGTGACCTCTAAGATTCGCATCCATGCTTTCATCATGTCACCTCAATACAGAATCGCATTCTTAATAATCTCAGTCACAGCGTTTGTGAAGTCCTCAGGCTTCATTCCTGAAACAAGAATGTAATAGTTTCTGAGATCGTCTGTAGCCAAGTCCTCATTACGAACATACACAAGATAGACATATGCTCCAGAGCCTGATGCTCTGAAAAGCGCATTTCCAGAAGTGCAGTCGGCGTACGAAGTCTTTGCGCAATCAATCGACTTATTTGCAGCAACAACTGAGTCATCTCTCGCAGGCATCGTCACATTGACTGTCCACTTGTTGTTGACATTGTTCTTCTCAAATGCGAAGATGTAATACTCATCGCTTATTGAGAGCATGCACTCTTGCGGTTCATTGCTTGAGATCTGATAGACGTAAAACGCATCATTCAGCTTCATCAGCTGATTATGAATGTCACCGATAAAGTTCGCAAAACGCTCGACCTCAGCTTGATTCTTTTTGTCATCCTTATACTTCTTGAATTGATCAACTCTGTACTTTCGACTGTTCACAGCAGACTTAATTGCAGAGTAGATGCCATAACCAATAATCGCAACACCTGCGACTGCTAAGCTTGCAGCGCCTACAATCCATCCTGCAACAGGAATCGACGCACATGCAGCAATGTATGTGATGAGAATCGCAGCTCCTACAGCTGCACCACCGATAAGATATGACGCTCCAGCAGATTTGAGCATTGTCATGAACTCATCTGTTGTAAGACCTTCAGCTGCGCAAGTATCGATCACGAGTCTATCGACCTGATCCCAATCCATGAGTGTCGAGCTAAAGCTCAGTGTTGCGGGTTCTGTTACCGCAGGAAGATTCTCATCTTGCATGTCAACTTCATACTCTTGTACGTCGGCAACAAGTACTTGCGTGAAAGTCAAAGTAAATGCAAGAGAGTTCACTCGCTCAGTCCATTGAATTGATGTGAGAACCATATTCTCTCTTTGCAAGAACCGAAGTTCATTTGTGTTCATTGCAAGTTTTGTGATTGAGCACATGTATGCATTATTTTTGATTTTGCCGAACGTCTCTTGACATGCTTTGAGTGTCGGTTTGGAGCCATCAAAGTTGACGTTATCTGAACCATTCATCGAGAGCTCACCGCTAATCATCATTGAGCAAGGTTCTTTGATCATGTGATCTGCAACCATATCGCCTGTAACAATTGGATGCGTCGTAAGCTGAGAGCTCTCGTTGACCTGAACATCTTCGATCGAAGCAAGCAAAATCGTTTTTGGAGTTTTTGAAATGACGTTTCCGCCATCGTCAAGCTCAATGTCTGTATAGTCAATTTTTACAGCAATAAGTGCTCGCATAGTTTATACCTCCTTTACTGTAATGCTTTGATAATTTGCTCATATGTCAATTGACCTGCATGAGCAAGCCAAGTTTGATCAGATTTAGCAACATTGTTGAATGTGTTGTCGATCGAAACGTTTGTGCCCGAATTGATGTTCGAATAGTTGCTGATGATCGACGCCGTATTTGCGGCTTTTTGAGAGTCAGATGTTCGAGCATCAGGATTGAGCCATTGAACGATCTTTCCGAGTGCTGTAATTGCGAATTCGGCGAGTGAGATGATACCTTTCATCGCAGCTCGAATTGTGTCCTGATTGTTCATAAAGAAATCAACGACCTCGAGCTTTACGTCCTCTTTAAACTCTTCCATTTGCGTGTTGAACTCTTGCATTGAATCGAACATGCCGCTGTTGTAAAGTTCATTGTATTTTCCGCTATATTTCTCAAATGACTTTCTGAAGAGCTCCAACTCCTGTTGGTCTGCATACATCAAGTCTTCTTCACTCTTAAAACCGAGTGTGTTTATAGCTTTCGTATAGCCATATGCTTCGCTATTCGAAAAGCCATAACGCATCATCAGATCTCGAGTATTGGCATCCGAGAGTTGCGAGAAGTTCAAGATATTTTCAAGCTCGTCAAATCCGCTTGCAAGAAGTGAACCGAGTGATTCAAGCGCAGATGTAAGAATGTCGTTTAACGAATCAAAATTTCCGCTAAACAATTTTGAAGCATTCTCAAAGAGATCTTCGGTTCCTGACATGAACTTGCCAAATGTCTTACCGAGCGCATTATCAGTGTTTGATAATGCATCGCCAAAAAACGAAAATCCGTCACCAATCGATGATAGAATCTCTTTTTGTAAGTCTTTACGGTTTTGCTCTTCAGGCTTTGTGCGTTGTTTATCTTTAAGCTGTTTCTTTAGCTTTTCAAGCTCTTTTTCGAGATTATCTCTTGTTTTGTTTGCAATGTCATTGTCAACATCTGAAATCATATCGAGAGTGTTCTCAATGCTTGCGATTTGATTTTTTAATGTCTCGAATTCTTTGAGCTCGTTTGCAATTGCCTTTGCGTCATCTTTTGAAAAAAGATCGAGCTTAGACAATTCGTTCATGTCATTCTCGATCTTTTTGTATGAGACATCATCAGCTTCGAATTTAATACGTAATGACTTTACGTATGAGTCTGTACCCATGTTGCTTGACCTCCTTTACGATTTATCTGAGGTATTTACTTGTATCATTTGCGATCTGTTATACAGATTGACCATGCACGCCTCATACAAATCTAAGACCTCTTCGACCGAGTACTCATCTCGTATCTCCCTCAGTGTCGCAAACTTACATGTGATGAGCGTGTAAATTATTGGATGCAATCTTGAGGCAGATACGAGATCAACTTGTACTCCGACATCACCAACTTCGGTCAGTTCTTCGATGCGTCGGATTTCCGAAAAAGCGGTTTGAAATAGTCGTTCAAAAAGACATTTACAAGCTCGTTGAGCGCAAACATATTATCTTCGATTCCAACCGGGAAAAACACATCTCGACCAGTTTCTTTTACAGGTAGCCAAGTGTCTTCACATTTGACCTCAATATGTTCGACAACAACATTGAGCATCTTGAGCGTCGTTTCGAAATTGTCGAAGTCAATCACATTTCTCAATGCAAGAGCTTCGAGTGCGTTCATCTTTTTGATACGAAAATCATTTCCGAGTGACTTGATCTTAAATTCCATCGTGTGTTCTCCTTATATATATTGTTCCCATTGCATTGATTTACCCTTGCCTACGCCAGACTGTGTCGACGAAACAGAAATCGTATTGATTGCAGATGATGTGTGTGAACCAATGGACGAAGACATTGTGTCGAAGTTCCAGAAAATTCTGATACATGACACAGACTTATACGTGTTTTCAAGACGTGCAATGGCGTTAATTTGAAATTCGTTAAGACTCAACGCAGATCGAATGCATAATGAGTAATGTCTTCGTGTATAATTAAAATATTCAGGATCGACTGAAGTAGTTTTTGAAAGAATACCTGTATAATATTCTTTTTCAAGAGCCGAAGATTCCTTCTTATAAAGCGACACAGGATAAACGCCATCAGGATAGTTCGCAAAGATCGAATTGATTGCATTATAAAATGCATCACCTTGAATCTGTGTCCAAGTATATGTGTTTCCAGCAACAAAGTTGAAAATCATATAATTTGCGATGTTGACATTAAGATCATTCATCATTTTGCGAAGATCTTTACCTGTTGAAGTGATAGAACCTGCGTTCATGTATACAGGTGTGTTTGAATTACCTACGTCACCTGTTAGAGCATTGAGCTCACCGTTACGCATGTAAATCGGCTTGCTTGTCGAACCGATTGTCTCAGACGTCGCAAAAGGTACGCCACCAACAAGATAGATGAATTTCTTCGAAGTACCAATGTTTGATGCGCCAAGTGTTGTTGCTTGCGATGCATTTGCGACGTTATTGATTGTTTTCGAGCTAAGCTGAGTTCCATCCTTCGCTTTGAGCGTGATCGTTGCGTCAGACACATCAAGTGATGAGCCATAGTTTGACTTAATCGCATTACCGTTGACATCATTTGTCGCTTTTGCTGCGTTTTGCGCAGATATTGCGTTCGGAACGATCGTCGTACCGTTCTCAATGTTTGTAACTCGTGCAGCGACTGCAGGAATTGTTTCTGAGCTTGCACCGATGATGTTATTGACTGTATTCTGCAAAGTGTCAAGATGATTGCCTTGTGCCGTAACCGTTGCACTGAGCGCAGTCACAGAGCTCTTTGTTGCGATCGCATTTCCAAGAGCAGTCTTGACGGTTGCGAGTGAAGACATCAATGTTGCTGTCGAGCTCGGACAGAACTGATCCATCAATGCGACCATAATGAGTGAAGTCTGTCTGAGAATTGTGTTCAAACGTTTTGATGAAACTGTCTGGCCGAAAGCATATCCGCTTATTCTTTGCGAGTCAATCGCAAAGTCGGATTGACTCATCACGTTTCCGCTTGTTGCGTCATCAGGTGAGTCAATCCATACTTTGAATTGAGTAGCCATTCTTAATCCTCCGTAATTTCGTTAAGAGATACTCCGCCCTTCTTTGCGACCTCTTCAATCTTTTTCACAAGCTCTTCCTTTTCAGCAACCACTGTATCTGCAGCAGTATCTGAGAATTCACCGATTGTGAGAATTCCGTCATCAACAAGTGCTTTGACTGTGCTCCATGATGCAATTTCAGACGGATACCATCCTGCACCTTGCTTAATGAGAACAGAGAGCTTCGGCCAAAGAGGGTTGATTTTGAGTCGATCCGGAATATGCGCATCAGGATTCGTAACGTCCTGACAATTGAGACCCATAGTCACACGAATATTCTTCGAACTCTGAATACGAACATACGCTTTAGTGTTAGATTTTGCCATGATAAGATTCTCCTTTGTGTTGTTATTCGTCGTCATAGTCTGACGTATCGATTATATATACTCGCATCACTTCGCCTGTGAGAAAACGTGTAAGATGAGTGTTAGTTCGTAAAGCTCTGTAAAGCTCTACATTGACAAGATTCACATTTTGTCGTGTGATTGGCTTGTTCTGAAACTTGAGAATTTCTCGAACATTATCAAATGATTCCAAGAAAGTTGTGTCAGTCTTATCATAAAATACAATGAAATACTTTCCTTTGTACAATTTGTGCGTGCCAGTTCTTACCTCTCGGCTCATATGAAACCTCGCAAGCTAAATAAGCATTTGAAACGACGTCATATTGTGATGTCCTCCATTTCTTCCTCAATTTTGTCTTTGAGATCAGAAATCGCTTCATCTGTCAAGCCAAAGTCGACAATTCCATCCATTGCATACATTTGAGCGGCTTTTGCGTATTGCTGAACACTGAGAACTCCGTCACCAAGCATTTGTGAGAGCAAGTCGATGTAGCTCTTCATTCCTTCCATGTTGTCCTTGTTATGCTTGTCAATCAACAATGAGTTGAATGTGAACTCAACCTTGTCTTCGATGTCCTCGAGCTTGAAGAGCAAACCCAAGAACTTTTCGTATACGGGTCTGAGATATGACTCACATCTATTGTTGATCGTTTCGTCATAACGTTCGAGCGCGCTCTCATCGTTTGAGAAGCCTTGTTTGAGATCTCCGAACAGGACACCTTGCATCTCGAGTGCAGAACTGATCAACCACATGTTGTTCTGAAGCAGATCGCTCAAGCCTGTGAGACCTGAGAATGTGTTCTGCTCATATTCATCATCTTTGTCAAGGAATGTGAGCGAGTTGTATGAGCGACCCCAGTTTACCATTTCAAGACGTTTACGAAGTTGTGCCTCATTATCGGCGTCAGCACCCATGAACACACCTCTCATGCCGCTCATTTTAATGACCTCAATGAGTGCCTTGTCGACGAGTGACTGAATGCTCGCTTTGAGCTTGTCGTCTCGAGTAAGCTCATTCAGAATGTGTGAACCTTCGGCATAGCCCCAACCTTGAAGCATTCCGTTTTTGACAAGCTTTGGCGCAACTCTGTGTTCGTATCGAAGAACAAAATCATGATGAAACTTAATTGTATTGCCATCTGCAAGCGTGACATCATAGTATTTCGGCTTTCCGAAATCGACTGACGTCATGTCTGTTACAGTTTCGTTAGTTGAAGGAGCAACTCCATACCAACGATCAACAACGTACATGCGCATTGCTTTTGACTGTTTCGCTTTCACAATGTCAAGTGGCTTTGAGTAATCTTCGTTCTTCATGTCGTCGAACATCATTACTGCGATCGAGCCACCAAAGAGCGCACCCCACTGAAGAAGCTGAATGAAGTCGAATCGATATTTCTTCATCTTTCGATAGATCTCATCGAACTTTTTGTTTCCACCTTGAAGAGTGATGCCGCATCTGACCTCATCCTGAGCAGGCTTGTCGATTGCACGCTTAAAGACCCATGATGACGAATATAAGATAAGCCAAAGTGTCCAGTTCAAACTATCGTTGTCAAGACCATAGTTTGTGAAACTTTCGACCTTATCGTCTGCGCCAATCGATAACAATTTGTTGCCATACGCATCATTTACGGCGACAGATTCTTTTATTGCGTCTTCAACTTTTGCTTGTGATCGAAGTGCGTCATCAACAAATGTTGGTCGAGCGTTTCGCATGATCGTGTTGATCAGATCTTTCTGAAACTCAATGCCAGAACTTTGCGTTGTTTCTTCAGACATTCTTTTACCTCCTTATAAAGTTATGGAGCTGATGGTGAGAGTCGAACTCACAACGTACTGATTACAAATCAGTTGCTCTACCGTTGAGCCACACCAGCGCATGGTGTACCCGAGGGGACTCGAACCCCCGACGCTCGGATTAAAAGTCCGATGCTCTACCAGCTGAGCTACGGGTACGTAATCTAATACTTATGCATGGTAGCCTTTCCCGCTGACTACCCGAGATGTCATCTCTCATCAAAAGTTCCTCAAGATGTCAGCATCCGTTTTGGCTTTACTATTGGCGAAAGTGACTTGCCATTGAACTACATCAGCGTACTCAAGATTTCTGTCGGCTCTGTGCTGCAGTGCCAAACTCAACAAGCTCTACGCCGTGCTTTCTGAACCAATCAACAAGTGGACCTCGCTCAGAGCAAGGATTCGATGTGACTTCATACACAAGCAAGCACACGTCCATGTTGGTAAGTTCTGAGATAGACTTGAGCTTATGATAGACTTTGTCAAAGTCTAACGTTTCGAGATACTCTCGATATTGCGTAAGAAATGAGCATGTCTCGTAATGTGTATGGTCGCAATCAGTACATTCAACTTCTTTGATCTTGTATGGACTGAGCTCTCGAATTGAGAGACCGTCATACCATTTTGGCTTATAAACTGCTGTACTAAGAGGTAGAATGTTTGAAGGTAGTTTGCGAAGTTTTGCGAAATATGAGATATACAGTTTCATAATATTGGCGGAGGGTGTGAGATTCGAACTCACGTGAGATTGCTCTCAAACGGTTTTCAAGACCGCCTCGTTATGACCGCTTCGATAACCCTCCGTGAAAGTTCCTTCCATAGAATTACACGTATATACATGCGTGCATATTTATTTTCCTATTTATATTATATCACAAAAGTAATCAAATGTACATATTTACGTTTCTACATATTGTTTACTTTCAAAATAATTTGACTAATGTCAATTGTGACAAAGCACTCTCAGAGTGAGTTTACTTTCAAAACAAGTGCTTTTTTCGTTACTTGAGCAAATTGTTTAAGTTTTTAAGTTTTTTAAGCAAATTATTTTTATATATATGTATATATACCCTTTTTTATATATTTTTATCCTCATATATAAAAATAACTTAAATACTTAAACAAAATACACTCGCGAAGATCGCATGCGTTGTTTTGAAAGTAAATTTAAGTGGCCATTTAAGAATAGTTTAAGATTCGAAAACTTAAAACTTTTTGACCTCATTTCGAGTAAAAAAGATTTAAGATTCTTAAAACTTAAACCTATCTTAAACATACCTTAAATTTACTTTCGAATCAATTTTGACCTCTTTGACTGTGTGTTACCTTCAAACTAATTCTGAGACCTCTTTGTTGATCGTTTTTGAGCAAATGTTTAAGTTTTGACCTCGTTTTCAGAAAACTTAAATTTACTTTCAAAACATCGTATATGAACTCAAAATGAGCAAAATGTTTAACTTTGCTCAACTTTTGAGTGTCATTTTTGATTTACTTTCAAGTCAAAAAATTTTTTGAAAAACTTTTCAAAAAAGTATTTACATTTGAAACAAAGTGTGATATAATATATATAGATACCGGAAACGGTATACTACATATTTTCAAAGGAGATACTCTCATGAAAAGCTACTCAATTGGGTTGCACTTCGCAAAGTATGACCTCGATGAGGTTGTACGAGTCAACTGCCTTGAGGAAATTCGTCCTATCGCTGAAAACATTGCACATAGGATGGAATCCAAAAAGACGTCCAATCTCTCTGTTCGTGTTCGCGTAGATATCTACGTTCTTGCGAAATACGGAAATGACGACGATGGTTTTACCACAGACTATTATCAAATCTATGTCAATCCGTGCTTCCATGCGCAATATATTAACAACAAGACTGGCGAACTCATTGAGAACTCTCGTGAAAAGTTCAAGAACTTCTTCAAGCTTCTCTCCAAAAATCGCATTTTCAGTACATACAAATGTCTTAAACCTGACAAGGCGCCTTTGTTTGGAAAGAGGTGAGCTCAATGAAACGCAACAGCATCAACATTGTTGATCAGTCGACTCATTCGTCTCGTTCGTTCTTCGTATACGCAAATGGCGATCTCTTCTGTCAACTCACTGCTTGTGAAATGTGTATGGCAAACAAATATGACAATATTGTTCTTAATATGAGCGGTGCGATCATTCGTGGAAAGTTCGTTACGAATTATGGAACAGGCATTATTCTGTCTGATTGGACAATTGAAAGGAAGTGAGCGTGTGAACATCTTTCAGCCTTATGAAGATGTTACAGCCTGTGCGCAAGCACTTGATGATCGTCGTTTGATCAAGCAAATTCTTGAGTGCAAACAGATTTACGATTCCGGTATACAAAAGAGAGGCTACTCAAATCATCCTGTAACACAATACTTTAAGCTTTACCCATTCTATGTTGTTCGTTATGCACTCGCATGCTGCTACGAATACTATCAGCGTTTTGACAAGAAACACTCATATGAAGACTTCTTTATTGATGAGTTTGATAGGCTCTTGCAGAATGCGACTGATGTGGATTTTAAGACTCCACTCTTTTACGCTCAATATTCAGTCTCGAATCCTGCATGCATTCGCACAACTGAAAATGTTCCTGAACTCTTTCAGAAGAAGCTCATCGACAAATGGTCGCATGATCGCAGACCTCCTCGTTGGACAAGACGTGACGCACCTGATTTCTGGATTCAAGCATTATGTCAACTCGAAAGTTCATCAATTGTTGATAACACGACACAATCAAAACTCTAATATAAAAGAAGGAAACTGACAATGACTGAATACGAAAAAGGATTTCATGATGGCTTTGAGAAAGCCAAGAGCGTGCTGAGCTCGAAGATTTCGACTTGCGTCAACAATTGCGAGCTTGTAACTCCAAAACGAGCAATTCATAAGTGCTGCATCTGTGGACGTCAATTCAGTGGTGATGGCAACAATCCTGCACCGGTTGAGCATCATGATGGCGATGTGTGTTGCGATGAATGCAACGCGAATGTGGTCATTCTATGTCGAATGAGGTGATCAAAATGCTGAAGACCGAGAATTTTCAAACTTACGGATGGGAGTCTGCCGTTCGTGGTATGCGCAATCCTATGAACTCATGGGAGAAAAGTGATAGTCATTATTGCCAAATTGGAGCCGATTGTGACAAAACTCAACGTGCATGTCTTAACACAATCAATTGCTTTTGTGTTGGACATGATGACCTCGACCTCATGAAGAGACTTCGTAAAGGAGGATCTGATGATCGCAAATATCTTCGTCAGATCTTCGTAAGTGTTGATATTACGGCTCCGCTTTATTGGTGGAAAGAAATGGATCAATATAAAGTCGGAACTGTAACAAACTCATGCAGTACAATGCATAAGATTGCAAGCAAAGAGTTTACTCTGGACGACTTTAGCATTGAGCAGCTGTACGAGGATGTTATCAAGGTACCCTTCAATTTAATCATTGATTACCTGAACTTCTTCAGGGAACTGTACCTGCAATATCACGATAAAGACGTCTGGTGGCAAATGATTCAGTTACTTCCATCGAGCTATAATCAAAAGCGCACTTGGACTGCAAATTACGAAGTTCTTTGCAATATTTATCATGCTCGTAAGAATCATAAGCTTGATGAATGGCATACTTTCTGCAATGCAATCGAGAATCTTCCTTATGCGAAAGAACTCATCATTGGAGGTGATATAAATGCCGAAATACATTGACGCGGAGACCATTCCAGATCTGTTTAATGAAAAGTTCAAGGAAACACAAAAACTGATTGAAGCCGGAGAAACACAGCTTGACAACCTTGCCGAGGGATTCACGGAAGCTGAAAAAATTGTACTATTCAAAGCACCCACTGCCGATGTGCAGGAAGTAGTGCATGCAAAGTTTGAACTCGTTGACAGTGGAAAAGGAGTTTGTAATAATTGCTATAGATTGGACTCAATAGATAGCATTGCAAAATACTGTAGATATTGTGGTGCAAGAATGGATGGTGATGAGAAATGAAATTCAAGAGCTTTACGTTCTATTTTCTGAGCTTTACATGGGGACTTCCATTCACGCTCTTTGGGCTCATTGTTGCTTTCATTCTTAGAGTGTTCGGACACCATTCAAAGAAATTTGCGCTTGTTCGTTTCTTTGAAATTGGAAAAGATTGGGGAGGGCTTGAACTCGGACTATTCTTTATATGCAATAAACAATCTACATTCAGAATTCGTTGTCATGAGTTTGGTCATGCAATTCAAAACTGTATGTTCGGACCTCTAACACCGTTCATTATTTGTATTCCATCTGTGATTCGTTATTGGTATCGTAAACTTCATTATTATAGACGAGGAAAAGAACCAAAAACCGACTATGATGACATTTGGTTTGAAGGCCAAGCAACTTGTCTTGGTATGAGATTTGCATGTGATATAGGAGATAAAGGAAAATGACTTGTCCTATTTGTGGCGGAAAAACGAAAATAATTGATAGCAGATCTGAGCCTGATTGTGTTCGTCGCAGAAGAGTGTGCGTAAAATGTAAATACAGTTTTACGACAAGTGAAATTGAAGATGATTTACGGAAACGACTTGAAGCGCTCAAAAAGCAAAGAAAAAAAATCTAAAACTTTCACAAAAAGTATTTACTTTTGATTCAATTTGTGATATAATAGATATAGGAGGTGAAAGTATGGATAAATGGGATTCTCGATTCATTGAGATGGCGAGGCTCGTATCAACATGGAGCTCTTGCATCAGACACAATGTTGGTTGCGTGATTGTGCGTGACAAGCGTATTCTGACGACAGGGTATAATGGCGCTCCTTCAGGAGTTGATACTTGCAAAGATAAAGAGATCTGCATTCGAAATGCTCTTAAAATTGAAAGTGGCACAAAACAAGAACTTTGTTATGCAGTTCATGCCGAACAGAATGCGATCGTTCAGGCTGCAAAGCTCGGTTTGAGTCTTGAAGGTGCGACGCTTTACTGCACTCATAGACCGTGTTCGATATGCGCAAAGCTTATTATCAATGCAGGAATCAAACGAGTCGTATATGCCGTTGACTATCCTGACAATTTCGCGCAAGAACTTCTACTTACTGCAGGAATTAAAATTGAAAAAGATGAAGGAACTTGAATAATGACTTACGAAGAAAGACTTCAGGCATTTAGAACAAATGTCGGATTTGCGTTACCAAATGATGTCGAGCGAAAGCTCGATGAGCTCGGATTTTTCAATGCGCCTGCTTCTACGAAATATCATCTTTCATATGAAGGAGGACTTTTCGAGCATAGCATGAATGTTGCGATGTCTTTGCTTGACGTTTCATGTAAGTTGAAGTTGAATTGGCAAAGACCGATTTCGCCATTTGTGATCGGAATCTTCCACGATTTATGTAAATGTGATTTGTATAAGAAACAAGCTGATGGAACATATGCATACAATGTTGATGCAGATTCTCGTCACGGTATTAAATCTCTCGAAATTGCTCGAAAGATTATGGATATTACAGATGAAGAAGCTGCATGTATTGAGCATCATATGGGTGCGTTCACAGAAAAGGACAAATGGAAAGCATACTCTTTTGCAGTTCGGAAATATGAGAATGTTTTATGGACTCATTCAGCTGATATGTATTCTTCGCAGATACTCGAGAGTAAATCTGATGATCTCAGATGAACTTTCTTTTCCTATTTATATAAATATATTCAAACGAAAGAAAGTAAACCATGAAAAAACATGAAACTGTGAAAGACATAATCGATGCAGTCGATACAACAGCACTTATTGCAAGACCGTTATCTGATTGGCGTCCTATTCTTTCTCAAGAATGTCAAGTATATGTATTTGGAGAGAACTATATCGCAAAACGATTTGACACGATAAACTACAAGTTCTGCGAAAAGATCGAAGCAAAAGAGATACTTGTCGATAATCTGTATGCGCTTCTTCGATATAAATACTTTCCGAAAACGAGTGAAGAGATTGATGATCGAATCAACAAGATTGTGGCTTCATTTACTGCAAACTTAAAGACAACGCTTCGTAAAATTTCATTCGATACACATTCTGACGTAGACATCGTAAAGATGATTCCTGATTCATGTATTGCTTTTCGAAATGGTGTATTCGATTTTGCTAAAAACGATTGGCTCTTCAAATATGACGTCATTAAGCTTGAACGCATTTCGAACACAATTTACTTATACGATCCGTCGTATGTCATTATATGGTATCTTGATTATGACTTTGAAAGTCTTGGTATTGATATTCTTCACACACCTTTGAATGACTTTATCAACATTATGAAGGATTTTACTAAAGCTCCTGGAACTCGCAATTATTGCTTCGAGCTCATGTACAATATTTCGCATGATAATGCGGATGTGTTTTCATATGAGAAATTCGTTCATCTTTGCGAAATTCTTGGATATACGACTTTGCAATCGTTTAGTCAATTCTTTGTGTTGCTAATTGGCTCTGGACAAAACGGTAAGAACTCATTGTTTGACGGGTGCTTTACAAGTAGAGTCATTCCTCGATCTGCAAGCAATGATCTCGATTCGATCGAGAATGATCGTTTTATTACAGGTGCTCTTGAAAATAGATCGCACAATATTTTTCTTGAAACATCTGCAAAAACATACACAGAATCGAAAATGCTGAAAGCATTGACAGGTTCGATGTATCAAACGATCGAGCAAAAAGGTATCAGCAAGTATTCCGGCGTCATTAACTGCAAATATTTGTTTGCAGGAAATGATCAAGACAAAATCAAATTCTCAGATAATACGACTGGTTTTAGACGAAGAATCAACATGCTTGAAATCTTCTATCAGTGGGATTCAGCAAAGAAGTTCTTAAAACGAGGTGATTACTTCGATACGACATTCTCTGATAGTTTGGCTGAGCTGAAAGATGATCCGTTGAATACCACTACGTATGTGTATTTCTCGATGTATGGAATTATGAATGCAACAAAGAAATTCACAAAGAACTTTCAGTTCACATATAACGACTGGAACAGTAAGTACACAGACGTTGATCTTGATGTGAAAGAAAAGATTGATGCAATTGACAATGTCAAAATTCTTGAGTATGTCAATACAAATGACAAAACTCATGATGATGGCAAGACAATGTTCTTTGATATTCTGAAGAAACGACTGTATATGTCTGATTGCATGAGTGATCTCGGTGTTAAATCGTATGATGCAATGCTTGAGTTCTTCAAAGATCCGGCATTGTTTATGTCGTATTTTGCAGAGCATGACGTTTATATGTCTGTCAGATCGATTCAAGCCATTATCAAAGATCTTTCACCTTCGACCGGCTTCACTCAAATGTTGAAAAAGCTCTACATGCTCAGTTCTCTTGAGTATATCGGAGCAAATAAAGCGTATGTCAAAGTTACGTTTGTCAAGAACAGACTAAGAATCATTAAGTAAAGGAGGTGACATAAATGCCGAAAAGTTTGAAAAAGAAAGAAGAACAACTTGCAGTTGTTCAAGCAAAAACAGAATTGCTTCAGCAAGAATATACCAATGAGCTTGAGACAAATCTGAAATATTCGCTTGAAGTCGATCCGGAAAATAAATACGGTATGCCTGAAGTTCAGAAGAATTTTGTTAAGCAGTATGTTGAATTCAAGAACATAAACACAGCAGCAGAGCTTGTTGGTATTGATCAAGATACCGCGAAACAGTATTTCATTTCATTCGCATCACAGCAAGAAATTCGAAGAATCAATCTTGCATTATATCATCGTCAATTCGCAACTCGGCTTCTTACAATTGATGAAATCGGTGGATATTTGACATGCATGCTTACAGGTGCGAATGTTCCAATCGGTGATCAGCTTAAAACATCTGAAAAGTTGAAAGTCATTGATCAGCTGATCAAGCTCAATGAGCTCAAGCAAAATGCATTGCAAGATCCGAGTGTTGTCATGATGAATGATATCAATGTTCAAATCAAGAGTTTGTCTGTCGCAACTCTTGGTCAATTGATTGCACAAAGCAACATGAAAGAGAAGCAAGACATCATCAAAACCTACGATGTTGACGGAAATCTGAGTCCTGAAGAAGAGGCATATTTGAGTACACTTCCTACATCAGATCTGCTTCAACTCATTGACGAAACGAATAAAGGAGTGAAAAAAGATGACAGTAAATAAGAACGCATTCAAAATCTCAGGCGTTACTGAGGAAGAATACTTCAAATGGTGCAAAGAAAACAAAAAATCTGCATATTTGACAAAAACCAAGACTGAATTTTTTGCAAGACTTCAAGATGGACGTCTGGCAAGAGACGCGCAAGGAAATCTTGTAAAAAAGAGACCGAGAAAGTAATCCAGAATTAAACGGGACAAGCAATATAATATAATTATATATAAAGGTTCGTCCCGTTTAACGCCAGAACTATTATTTATTACGAAAGGGTATCAAAATGAAGACAAAAAAGTACATTATAATCAAATTATATTTGCGTTGTAAACGCAGACCGTTTGTCATTGAACTTGAATCTGAAAAGCAGATTGATGATCTTTTGACAATGATCGAAACACAGAAAATCGTAAAGTTTGGTTTGATATCGTTCAAGTCTGACGATTTCAAATATATTATCGAAGAATAAAGAAAGGAGAACTTCATGGAAATTATTGATGCGACAGCAAAACTCAAAACTTCGGACTTCAATAAGTTGAGAAAGTTTGTCAAAGACGATGACATGATTCTGACGCTAGTTGAGAACACTTCTTCAGCTGAAACATTACTTGAAGTTGAAACAAAAGCTGCATACTTCAGATCTATTTTCGAAGGAAGCAGATTCGATGTTGCTGACGAAGATCAGGTTACTTTCTGCACTGAAGAAGTTGCACTTGTTACGACAGGTGCATGGTATAAGAAATGGTGCCAGCCTACTTGGTCTTGCTGCATTTTCAAAGAAAAGACTGAAAAGACAGAAAAGACTGTAAAAACTTCGACATCGTCCAAAATCAAAGTTATGATTGCGTATGAAGATGATACTGAACATGCAACATTCTTTGAAGGATCGTCTTCGGAATGTGCAAACTTCATCAATAAGGAAGGCACAATTATGCGTCTCAAAGTATTTGATGCTCGGAAAGTCGTCTATAACATCGCAGACAAAGGTTGGAAAACACTCACTCAATGGATTTCGGAAGGAGTACTTGCATGAAACTTTCACATTCAAAACTCTCGACAATTTTGAGCTGCCCGATGACGTATTATCTTTCGTATGTTCAAGGCATTTCGAAGAAAGAAGAAAGATCTGCACTTACAGTCGGTTCGGCAGTTCATTGGGGTATCGAACACAATACAGAAGATCTCACTGAGTATTTCGGTTCTGACATGTCTGCATATACTCGAGATCAGCTTCTTGCAGAAGCGATGGTTCACGGCTATCTCAAGCATAAAGATGAGCTCTTCAATGAAATGCTCAGTGATCCTGAAACAGATGAACGGCTTGAACTTAAAGAAGAGCATCATGAGCTTTACATTACAGCTATGCTTGACACAAAGAAATTTGAAGAAAAGCACAAGTTCTCAGGAATCATCGACCTCTTGTTGCTGACAAATAAAGGTTTTGTTTTGATCGATTATAAAACTTCAACGTATGAGCCCCAATGGGATAATTATCTTGATCAGATCTACAGATACATTTTCTTGCTTCGTTCTGAATATCCTGACATTCCTGTCGTTAAAATAGGAATTATCAATATTCGAAAGACAAGCATTCGTCAGAAAAAGACAGAAAACTATGAGCAATTTCTAAACAGAATGAAGCTTGAGTATGATCTGAATGACGAACATTACGTCAATTATCATGAGTTTCCTGTGAGTTCATTGAATACAGAACACATCAATGACTACATTGGAAATTTGAGCATGATGGCTGATGCTGCTAAGACTATCGCCGACAATAAGCTATTCTTTATCAATTATAACGCAGCGAATGGAACATACGGAAAGTCTGACTTCTGGGATATTTTCTATCATACTCCTGATGCGCATCTCTTGTATAAGATTTCTGATCATGTTTGGAATGAAGAAGAAGGAGTGTATGTCAATTCAAGAGATTGCGTTCCGATTGACATGATGGTAATTGATCATGACAATGTTCTCAATAAGTATGAACTTTTCAAAAGTCTTATTCCAAGAGCAGATGAACTTGATGAAACGTTTATCGAGACACTCAGAAAGAACTATGTTGTTGACGAGACTTTGCTTGGTTTGTATTTCAATACATTCATTCATGAGCTCTCTGAAAAATCGTAAAAATTTTTTGAAAACTTTCAAAAAGTATTTACTTTTGAGATGTTTTGTGATATAATAGATATAGGATAAATGAAAGGAGGTGAGATCATGGCAAGAAACAATATCAAGATTTTAAGTCCTGCTCAACTTGAGAAATTGAATGCAAAGTATTACTTTGAAGTTGATGAGACTGATATAATCGTTGGTCTGAACGATTATCAACGTGTTACTCGTCATCCTCGAGACAAATGCTTTCACATCAACTCAAGACGTGATGTAAAACGAAAAATCTGTTTTAGCAAAGAGGCAATTGACATTTGGCTTGCTTGCAAAGAGAATAAGTTGAAGCTCAGTCTATTCGATGTGCAAAATGCAGTGAATACCTTGACTGTTACGTATCAACAGGTAAGTTACGAAAGCGTTGCTCGATTTTTCAATCGATCAATGAAAATTCAAACAAATCGATGAAAGGATAATGAGTTATGAAAAAGATATACGACAATGTTTGTTCGATGACTCTCGTCTTGTGATTAGTATATTTAACGAATTATAATTGATGATGAGTAATTAAGCTGATTCGCAATATCGAACAAAGCGTCGATATAAAGAGAGTAGCGCTCTTATATGTCGTGAAAAAACTATTCGACTGAAAATATAAATGTGAGGAGAACACACAATGAAAAGAATCAAGATGGTTCTGTATGGTGAACCGGGCGTAGGCAAATCGGTTTTCGCAAGCAAATCTCCGAAGCCGTTCTTCATCTGTACTGATGGTAACTATGAATGGCTTGAAGAATTCGGAGCAAAGTCTGAAGATCATGTAAATGTCACATCTTGGAGTGAAGCAAAGGCAATCTTTGAAAAGGTAAGCACATCGGCATTCGATAAATATGAAACGATCGTTGTCGATTTAACTGAAGATCTTTTCAAATGGTGCGAGCAGGAATATTGTATTCGCAACAAAATCGAGCATTTGTCCGATCTCGGATATGGCAAAGCGTATGACACAACTCGGAATGAGTTCTTCATTGAGATTTGCAAACTGTTTGCAGTTGACAAGAACATCATCTTGTTGATGCATGGTATTCAGTATACAGTAAAAGACAGACGAGGCGTTGAACACACGAAATATGGACCTTCGTCAAGAATTCCTGATAAAGTTATGGATATGATCGAAGGACGTACTCGGTATTTTCTCAGATGTTATCTGAAAGATGAAGAGCTTGAAGACGGAACTCTTTTGAAGAAACGTTATCTGTCTTTGATTCCGAAGCCCGATGAATTTGGAATTGTTCGCGGAATTGATGAGAATAAGATTCCTCATGATATTCCTCTTGAATGGTCCGAATTCGCAAAAGCAATTGGCTTCAATACACCTGTGTCTCTTGAAACTGCAAAAGAAAAGATCGGAGAACAGCCTGACTTGAAGGTTGAAGAAAAATCTGAGTCTAAAGCTAAACAGCTTACGCTCGATATTCCTGCGGAAATGAAAATGTCTAAAATCGCAGAAGAAACAGTCAAAGAACCCGAACATGCTGTTGAAAAACCTGCAGAACCTACAAAAACCATTTCAAATGATGATCGAATCGCAGCAATCAAAGCAAAACTTGCTGCACTCAATAAGAAATAAGGAGATATGAATCATGGCTACGACTGAAAAATTCAAAGCATTACACTCGCAACTCGACGCATTGCTCAACAACATTGATCTCAGTGATGTTTCTGCTGAAAGTACAGGTTTCCAGGAATTGCCTGATGGCTATTATAACTGTGAAGTTGAGAAAGCAGAACTCAAAATTTCGAAGTCTTCCGGTCAGCCTATGGCTGCATTTCAGTTCAAGGTTTCTGAAGACGGATATAACGTCGAAATCGATGAAAAGTCCGCGGTTCATCTGACTGAACTCAAGAAAACCAAAAATCGCAAGATCTTCATCAACTACGTTCTCAAGAATGATACTTGGGTACGTCGTTTTGTGACCGATATGCTCAAGTTCGAAGGAGATACTGCAGGCGAATCTCTGCTTCCGAAAGAAGCATTCCTGTCGTCTGAAACGATTGAAGATGCGCTTGACATCCTTGTTGGTAAGCGCATTTATATTCAGGTAAGCACAACTGTGAATGACGATGATTCCAAATCCACTTGGAACAATCTCATTTCTTGGAAACGTGCAGCCGCTCTTGAACTTCCTATGTAAGCATCATGAGTGCGCTTGATACGATTGACAGAATATTGTTAACTACACTTGCAACGGCAGATCTTCGTTATTGTCTTGTCACAGATAATAAACGACCGATAAAGATTGACGGAACTCCTGCAAAGCCAAACGTTGAGAGCGACTTCGTAAAACTTGATGAACTGCTTCTGTGTACGAGCATTGACTCGTACGCAGGAGTAGGTATCTCGATTCAAGCAAGCAACATGTGTGCAATTGATGTTGATCATTGCTTTAGCGTTCCAAGAGATCTTGCTTCGGCAGATTCGAGAGCGATAGATGTTCTCAATCGTTTTGACAAGATCGCATATTGCGAGTTCAGTTTTAGCGGAAAAGGTTTGCGAGTTTTGTTCAAACAACCTGTTATCGAAAACTACTCTGACAAGTACTACATCAAAAATGAGAAATTCGGAATCGAATTTTATCAACCAACAAAGTCATTTAGATATGTGACCGTAACAGGAAATGTCATTGCAAACAATCAGCTTGGCTATTTCGATACAGATTCAGTTAAAATGACAATCGATTTTCTTGACACATACATGCAACGAGCTGTGCGAAAGCAATTCGATGTCAAGACTGAAGCCGATGAGATTCGTTCATTTGAAGAATTGATGCGACTTGTGAAGATCACATACTTTAAAAATATGATCTTTCAAAATGCATGGTTTGCACATGCTCCAGGAAGCGGTAAAGATGAGTCTGAACGTGATTTCTATCTTATCTCATTCTTATACGAGAATATCACACAAGATAAAGAACTTCTTCGTCAGATTTTCGAATCTTCTCCATATTTCAAGTCAAAAGATTCGCATCATGTATACAAATGGACGAATCAAGATCACAGATACTACAACTACATTTATTCAACAATACGGAGGCAAAAGTGATGAAAGCATACGTTGCTGGACCGTTTTTCAATGAGCAGCAGATCGAATCTATGGAAAAGATTGAGCGAGTTCTTGAAAAACATGGCATTGAGATGTTCAGACCGAGATTCGATGCAGGTCAAATCAAAGAAATGAAAAATGCGACGAATGAAGATTTGAAGCGTGTTTTCAACAATGATCTTGACGGTCTCGTTGATTCGAATATGATCATTGCGAATCTCACATTCAAAGATACAGGAACGTCATTCGAACTCGGATATGCACATGCATTAAGACTTCCTGTGATACTCTTCAATGATGAGGCTGTTTCAGGAAAGAAAATCAATCTTATGCTTGCAGCTGTTGCAGATCATTATTTCAATTCGATTGAAGAATTGTCCGCATATTTTGACGGAACAGATAATGATTGTGCAAAGAAGGTGAATGGACATGAACTCGAAATTGAGTAAACTCGATGTCGAAAACAAGCTCAATGAAATCTACGGATTGAAAAGCATTGTTCGATATAACAACAAACCGAAGCTAACTGAAGAGACTGTCGCAGAGCACTCATTCTATGTTGCTTTAATCGGAATGATGATTTGCGATGAACTTGGTACATCTAACGAATGTAAATATGAAGTTATGATCAAAGCATTACTTCATGATATGCCAGAACTGGAAATCAACGACATTACATATGATGTTAAAACTCGTCTTCATCTTGAAGAATTTCTTGCTCAATACGAAAACGAGTATTACGAAAAGAATTTCAAAAACTATGCAGAGTTAATGCGTAGGCATGGAACAAAAGCAGATATTATTCTTGATCTTGCAGATGCAATGTCAGTACAGCAATTTTGCTTGCATGAAATGAGTCTCGGAAACATTTCATATACGATGGGAAACATTTATGCGGAAGCAGAATCAAGAATTGCAAAACTTAAAGAACAGCTTGAAGAGGAGAACTAATATGAACACTTATTCAAATGGCTACGAAGATATTTCCGTTGAAGTAATTGACTTCAACACAAATATTGCAAGACATGCATGGAACTGCTATCGCATGACTTGGAAAGAATTGCAAAACGTTGAATATAATGTATATGATCCGAGATGTATTGAAGCTCTTACGAATATTGTAAAAATGAGAGCACTTCCTATGCCTCGTGAGCAGGCGCTCATGACGTTCAGAATCAACAACATCAGTCGTGTGTGTCTTGCTCAGCTTACAAGACAGCGTAAAGCTGCATTCAATGTTGAGTCTCAGATGCCAAGACCGATTGAGCATAACGTCATCATTCCTCTGAATCTGATCGGTACTGTATTTGAAAACAGAGCGCATGAGCTCATAAATAAATCGCAGGAACTTTACGACGACATGATCAATGCAGGAATTCCTCCTCAGGATGCACGTTATATGACGCTTCACGGTCAGACAACTTCGCTCGTGTATGTTGTTGATGTGAATACATTCATCAGTTCGTTCGGTTTCAGATGTGAAAATAACTTGAGTGATGAGATCAATCTTGTATATCGACTTTGCAAGAAGGCGATTCTTGAAGCGGTTTCGGATGCTTGGGGTAAAGGAAAAATCGATGATCTTTCAAGAGACTTCTACCACGACATCATCGGACCTGCGGATGCAGCAGGAGCAAAGCAACACATCGGCACGAACGTCGATCATGTGTTCGGAAATTCCTTCAAGCGTTATCCTGATGCGAACAATGAAGTTCATGAAATTACTGAAAATTGTGACTATGACTTCAAAAAGTCTGCATGGTTCAAAGAACTTCAAAGAATGAATGAGCAACATCCTGAGCTTCTTTTTGACGGTGAGAAAGAGATGATTGAGTCATGGAATTGCTGAAGTATAACACTGTCGTTCTTGACGGCATTGATAAAACAGGCAAAGATCTGATTTCGCATTATGTGTTTGAACTTTCTGAAAAACGTTACTTATGCTATGCACGAGGTTTAATGTCGATGATTGCATACAATGATCTTTTCAGACGCCCGTATTCATACAAACTTGACAAACAAGTTGGTGTTTTGAATGTGCTTCTTACTGTAAGATATGACGATTGGAAAATTCGTTGCAAAGTCACAGATGAACCAAGTCTTGATTTTGAAGCTCATACAAAAGCATTTGAAAGCGCGAGACTTAAACTCGTTGGTGCAGGTCAGTTTGTGCCAGTATTCGACACATCAGAGTGTTCGGCATATCAGATTGCGAAAAAAATTGTTGAAATTATGGCAAAGCTCAATCGGGAGGTATAATGAATGCTAACTCCTGAAGAAAAACGATTGATTCATGAATATCTTGGACCACATCGAATTTATGCTTTGAAAAATCTCAAAAGCATGACAAACAACAATTTGCTTATCGAGGTTGACGGCTTAAAATACGTTCTGCGACGTCCTGGTAAAGGAACAACCGATCTTGTGAGTCGTGAAAACGAATATGAGGCATACGCTGCGATCAAAGATCTTGATATTTCAGATGAGCTCGTCTTCTTCGATAAAGACAATGGGCTAAAGCTTACTCATTATATCGAAGACGCAAGAACTTGTAATCCGAATAATCTGCACGATGTCTATCTTTGTATGCGAAAGCTCGAATCTTTGCATAATATGCAGATCAAAGTTGATAAAGTCTTTGATCTTTATGCGATGATTGACAAGTATGAATCGCTTATGGGTAAGTCTGAATATCCTGATTATGTCGACACAAAGTTAAGAGTTGAGAAGCTTAAGTTTTATTTGCCAAAGACACAAGATGATTTTTGCTTAGCTCATATCGATCCGAATCAAGACAACTTTTTAATTGGCAAAGATTTACAAGTACATCTGATCGACTGGGAATACGCAGCAATGCAAGATCCGCATGTTGATATTGCAATGTTTGCGATCTATGCTGAGTATGATGAAGAACAGATCAAACGTCTGATCAAAATATACTTCGGTGACAAGCCAAGTGTAAAAGTCATGTGTCAGATTTATTCATACATTGCGATTTGCGGATTATTGTGGAGCAATTGGTGTGAGTACAAGAAAAAATGCGGAATCGATTTTGGCGACTACGCAAAATCACAATATGAATATGCAAGAAAATTTTCGAGGTGTGCGGAATGGAACATGTAAAAAATGCAATTATTCTTGCTGCAGGGCAAGGAACACGGCTTCGTCCTTATACAGACATTACGCCAAAACCTCTTCTCAAAGTTCATGGAAAGCCGATGATCGAAAACATTATCGAGCATTTGCATATTGGTCACATTTATGACATCACAATCGTCACAGGCTATATGCATGAGAAATTCGAATATTTGAAAGAGAAATATGGCGTAAATCTTGTCTACAATGATAAGTATATGACAATGAATAATATCTCGTCGTTATACGTAGTCAAAGATTTGCTAAGCACAACACTCATCATGGACGCCGATCAGATTATCAACAAGCAGGAGCTTGTCCGATCTTATATCTGTCATAGTGGATATACTTGCTATTGGACAACAAAACGTAAGAACGAATGGGGCTTATCAACTTATTTCGGTCGAATTGTTGGATGTAATCGAGAATACGCCGAATTTGCGTATGTCTTGCAAAGCATGTCATATTGGGCTGAAGAAGATACAGCAAAGCTCAAAACAATTTTGACTGAAGAATTTCTGCAAGAGCATTCTGATAAATATTGGGATGACATTGCATTATTCATTGAGCGCAATCAGTTCAAGCTCAATGCATTTATCGTAAATGAAGGTGATCTACAAGAGATCGATACAGTCGAAGAATATGAGGAGATCAACGGTGAAACGAATTGACAAATCTGTGTTATTCTTGCCCGCAATACTTGTCGTTTGCATTTCAATTTTGCTTTCAGCATTTCCTGAGATAGGGTCGACGATTATCGACTCTGTAAGAAACTTTCTTGGAAATGATCTTGGCGTCTATTATCTCATTTTTGGAATCGCTGCATTGTGTATGCTCGCATATCTTGCGTTTTCAAAAATAGGTAAGATCAGACTTGGCGCAGAAACAGACAAACCAATGAATACGCTAACTTGGGGAATTTTGATCTTTACTTCAACTATGGCGGCAGACATTCTGTTTTACTCTTTTCATGAATGGACATACTATTACAATTCGTCAATGCTACTTGATAGAACAGTCTCTGAGAGCGAAAAGTTACTTTGGAGCTCAGCATATCCTTTATTTCACTGGAGCTTCATTCCTTGGTCGTTCTATCTTGTACTTGCAGTCGTTTATGCGTATATGTTCTACGTTGCGAAACGACAATCAAAGCAAAAGATAAGCGAAGCATGTAGACCGATCTTGAATGACAAAGCAGACGGTTGGCAAGGAAAGCTCGTCAACATTGTTGCTGTATTTGGTCTTCTTTGCGGAACATCTACTACATTTTCGGTCACAACTCCGCTTATGTCAAGTATTGTGTGCAAATTATTTGGACTTCAGAAATCGCATTTCATTTCGATTTGTATTTTACTTGCAATTGCGATTGTCTATACTTTTGCGGTATTAAAGCGTAATGGTATTTCAACGATTGCGAAACTCACAACGATTTTGTTTTCAGTCTTGATTGCGTTGTTTTTCATTATTGGCAATCCTCGTTTTATCATCGAAAGTGGAGTTCAAGGTATTGGCAATATGCTTCAAAACTTTGTTCGCATGTCAACATGGACTGATCCTACAAGAGCTACGAATTTTCCTCAAGATTGGACAATCTTTTACTGGGCATACTGGATTGCATGGTGTGTTGCAACACCGTTCTTCATCGCAAAGATTTCGAAAGGCAGAACAATTCGCCAAACGATTATTGGAGGTCTGATCGCAGGTTTACTTGGAACATTCACTTCGTTCATAACATTCGGCGGATTCGGAATGAGTAAACTTGTGGATGGAATATTCGATATGCCTGAACTGATCAATGAAGGTTTGAGTCCTGCAGATTGTATTGTGGAACTCATTTCGACGTCTAAGTTCTCAGTTGTGCTATTCATAGTTTTACTTTTGACAATGATCGGTTTGTACGCATCGACATTCGATGCACTCACTGACGTAATGTCTGCATTCTCATACAAAAAGCTAAGCATCGATGATACAGCGTCGAAAAAGATCAAAATTTTTTGGGCTACGATCTTCATTGTATTACCAATTGCGTTACTTTTCTCAGACTCAACAACACAACAAATTATGAGCATGTCTATCATTGGCGCATTTCCGCTGACGCTAATCATGATCCTTGTTGTTATTGCATTTTTCAAAGACTTACGGAGGAATTCAAAATGAGTATAAGTATAGATGAAGTTTGCGTAAAGCTGCTTAACAAATTCATTGAAGTTTGTGATGCGCATAATCTGAACTGGTTCGTAGATAGTGGAACACTTCTCGGCTGTGTCAGAAAAGGTAAGATGATTCCTTGGGATGACGATGTCGACATTATTATGCCAAGAAAAGATTATGACTTGCTTCACAAATATGCAGATGAATTTGAATCGCCATTCTTTTTCCAGACTGCAGAAACAGATAAATACTTCGAAATTCATGCAAAGCTCAGACTTGACGGAACTACATGTATAACGAAAAGAGACAAATATGGTTTGCATCATCAAGGTATGGCGCTTGATATCTTCGTTCTTGATTCTGTTCCTGATAATCAGAATGAGTTTGAAGCAGAGGTCGGATTTCTGAGAATGATTGGTCGATATTCGAGTATGCACAACATTTGCGAAAAAGAATATCTCAAGCATCAGACAATGGACGAAGCTTTGATCTACAAGGCAATGAACGAGGTTGTTGCTGATGCGACGAATCGTAATAGTAATTCGAAATATGTTGGAAACGTAATGTTTTGTAGATACTCCGACTACAAAGACGTTAAATTTTCAAGAGAGGCATATTCGAGCTACTTCGTCAAGATGTTCGAAAATATTCCTGTTCGAGTTCCGATCGGATATGAAGAGATTCTTGAAGGTTGGTATGGAAAAGACTGGCGAATCGAAAAACAAGCTCCGACATTTCATTCTGCGTTAATTGATGCAAATCGAGACTATCGACAAATTTCGTTGCTTGAAATTGAAAATTTTTTCGAATAACTTTCACAAAAACTATTTACTTTTTAGTAAAAGTGTGATATAATAGATATAAGGAGGAGAACGTCATGAAAGTAAAACGTTTCAAAAAGACAACTCGGATGCCCGTCAAGTCTCATCTACCTGATGTAGGTCTCGACATTTTCACGCCAAAAGAATTTTGGCTTAGACCTCTTGAAACGATCACTATCGGTCTTGAATTGGCAGTATCGATTCCTGAAGGTTTTGCAGGAATGCTCGTACCAAGAAGCTCGATTACTGAACGAGGCATGATTGTTCAGACAGCTGTGATTGATCCTGACTACACTGGTGAAATTCATCTAATCATCACAAACTGCAGCAACAACATTCAGCATATCGAAGAAGGTCAACGAGTATGCAGTCTTGTTGTTTATTCGGTTCTCAATGCAAGAATTGAGGAAGTTGAAGAAATGACTGAGACTGAACGAAATACAAAAGGACTTGGTTCAAGTGGACTATGAGCACAAAGATTATCATATATGACTTTGAGGTCTTCAAACACGATACTCTTTTGGGCGCAGTCATAATCGACAAGAACATTTCGCTTCTTCAAACTTGGGACTTAAAACGAATGATCGAATTCTATAAAGAGAATGTGAGTTCGATTTGGATTGGCCATAACAACAGTGGATACGATAACTTTATCTTACAAGCCGTTGTTAAAGGCTGCAATGAAGAACAAATCAAAACCGTCAATGACAAGATCATTGGCGGTTCAAGGCGTATGTATCTTGATATTCCTTTGCTGTATTATGACTTGATGTACAATCACTCGACAAGTTTGAAAACGGTGGAGTGCGCCGTTGGAAAGAATATCTCAACTTCGGAAGTCGACTTCAACATCGACAGAAAATTGACAATTGAAGAAAAACGAAAAACTGAGTCATACAACAGAGACGACCTTGATCAAACACTCGATGACTTCAATTATGTAAAAGACGAGTTTATGCTTCGTGTTGATGTTATAAACGAGTTCCATCTTCCTTGGGATGCATTACATGTAACTGGAACACAGCTTGCAGAAATGGTTCTTCATGCAGAACATATTGACGGAATCGAAGATTGGATTGTTAAGCCTCAACTTTATCCTCAGCTTCAAGTAAAGAATAAAGCTGTGCTCGACTTTTACTTGAATGAAGACTTTAGAGCAGGAAAACATCTTGAAGTTGAATTGTGTGGAGCAAAGCATAAGCTTGGCGCAGGTGGAATTCATGCTGCACTTCCAAAATGTCATGAAGACTGGGCATTCTACTTTGACGTTTCGGGCTACTACAATCTTGTAATGATCAACTATGATCTGCTTCCTCGATCAATTCCACCTGAATACAGAGCATACTACAAACAAATGTACGAGCATCAGCTCGAGCTCAAAAAGACGAATCCTGGCAAACGATGGGTATACAAAATCATTCTTCTGTCAGTGTTTGGAGCAATGACAAATCCATACTGCAAATTCTATGATCCGTATCGAGGAACGCTTGTTACGATGACAGGTCAAATCTTCCTTGTTGATTTACTTGAAAAGCTTGAAGGAAAAGCAAAAGTCATTCAAAGCAACACTGATGGCGTTATCGCAAAGCCTCTTCCTGGTGTAACAAAGGAAGAACTGAAGGCGATCATCGATGAATGGCAAGCAAGAACAGGCTTCGTGCTTAAGCTTGAAACGATCTATGACATTCATCAACGTGATGTCAACTGCTACATGTATAAAGATGATAAGGGCTCTGTGCATGTTCTTGGCGAAGCATTGAAATATTACGAAGCATGGGAAAACCCATTGTGGGAGAATGTTTATCAAGCAAAAGAGCCTGTAATCTTCAACTACTGCATCGTTGATTATTTCATGAATCACAAACTTCCTGAGCAAGTGATTAAAGAGCACAAACGCTTATTGCGCATGTTCCAATATGTTTGCAAGAAAGTTTCGTATGACTGGGTTGAGTACGAGTACGTGAATAAACGAACAGGACATGTTGAGACAACAAGACTTCAAGCTGTAAACCGAGCATTTGCGATGAAGAACGATGACTATACGGGTATGCTCTATAAGTATAAGTCTTCAAGTAAAATAACAAAAGCGAAAATACCGAGTTTGCCTGATTCAGTTTTTGTTCATAACGACGAGATCTTGAGTGACAAAGCAATTGACGAAATTCTTCCTGAGATTGACTTCGATTATTATGTCAAGCGTGCATATGAGAGAATTTCTGAATTCGTTGAATTCGAACAAGTAAAGAAGGTGTATGCATGAGTAAAGCGGTTGAAAGAGAAATACAGAAAATCTACTCTGCTGTTTTCAACAAGATTTATACCAAGACTCGACTTGCTGCATTAGCAAAAGGTTCAAGACTTGGTATTGTTGAGTCTGTATCGCTTCTCGAATCATCCGATGCGTATAATGAATTTGCGAAAAAATTTGCGACAGAACTTGCGAAAAAAGGTATGGCTTCAAGACGAGGCATATGGCGAAAGTATTACAATGCTGCAAGAAAATTGCATTACGTTGCATTACCGAAAACATACGCCGAGTATGAAGCTAAGATAATGAGCAATGCAGTCAAGAACAACTTCGATATGATAAAGTCAATTCCTCGAGAAGTGTTGAAAGTAATGGAACATGACTATACTTCAACACTTATCGAAGAAGTCGCAAAAGGAAAACTTACTCGAGGTTCGTTCAGACGAGAGCTCGAAATGCATGGTGCGAAAAATGCGAAGTTGATCGCAAGAACTGAATCTGCAAAGCTGCAAACTGTGATTCTTGAAACAAGATCGACTGAACTTGGAAGTGTCGTATATATTTGGAAAGCCTCGAATGATGCAAGAACTCGACAATCTCATAAAGACATGGATGGAGTTGTTGTATTTTGGCGTCCTGCTCCGCAAAAGCCTTTGCGAGATAAGATGAGAGGAAATGCAGGTGAATTTCCGAATTGTAGATGCTCGCCACAACCAGTTGTTGATTTTGATGATTTGACAAAATCTAACTACAAAGTGTATGACTACAGGTCAGACTCTATCATTTCAATGACACGAGCTAAGCTCGTCGAATGTCTTACGAAAGGTTCACTCGATTAACTCAGAGATACTCAGAGATACTTCGAATGTTATATTATAATTTTATATATACAACTATTCGAAATTCATCTGAATAACTCTGTGATACCTCTGAGAATACACGAAAGCCAAACAAAATAATATATAAGGAGAAATTATCATGGCAAAAATTCTTGAAAATCCGATCGAAAATTCTAAGCAGAAGGAGGTTGAAATTGAAAGCAAACTGTATCGCATGATCGAAATGCTTGATGCAATGAAAGCATCACTTGAGAATGCAAAGAAAGTAAAATCTGAACAGGAACTTCTCATTAAAGTTCTTAAAGAAAGCGAGTACGTCGAGACATTCAAAGAATTTATCGAGTCTGAAGAAAAACAGAATGAAGATCTCGGTTCTCAGATTATGACGCTTGAACTCAGAGCAGAACTTCTTGAACAGGCAATTGATGCATGCAAAGCAAACATAGAAATTGAAAAGGCAATGACACTTGTGCTCGACGCACTCGGAGTATTTGCCCAGTAAACAACAATGACTGAATTACAGAGACTGCTATATCGAGAGCTGTATCGCAAAAGCTTTTACGAATTTGTGAAAGCATTTTGGAATACGGCAGAACCTGCAAAGTTTGTTGACGGAAAGCTGATCCAATGTTATTGCGAGATCTTTCAGTATATGTGCAAAGACTGGGTAGGTTATGACAATATTGATATAGACGTTCCTGCAAAGACCGAAGACAATGAAATCATCGATGTCAGACAAGGTAAACGTAATCTTTGCGTTATGGTTCCTCCTCGTCATACGAAATCGAAGATCTTCAACGTCTTCGGTCCAGTGTGGCTTTGGATATCGAATCCGATCAAAGCAGTTTCGATCTCACATACTGGAGCACTTGCAGGAAAGATGAATGCAGATCGATACAATATTGTCAACTCTGAAAAATTCAAATTCTTCTTTCCTGAGATTGTGATCATCACCAACACGAAGTCTGCGATCATAGATAATCGTGGAGGTGAGCTATATTCTCAAAACCGTGATGCGATGACAGGTTATGGCGGCGACGTTATTATCAATGACGACTTGACAAATGCAGAAACAGCTCGTCGAGATCAAGCAGAAATGGCTGCAGCATGGGCATACTATCAGAACACTATGCCTTCTCGTATCAATAACCCTGAAAAGTGCATCATCATGAATATTCAGCAGAGGCTTGCGCCAAATGACATCGCAGGACACATCATGTCTGAGCCAAAACTCGCAGAATCGTATGTATTTGTGACACTTCCTGCAATATTCCCGAAAGACACATATGTTGTTTGTCCGATAAGCGGAACTGTGATTGAGTTCAAAAAAGGTGACTTCTTATGGCCTGAACGATTTGGCGATTATACGGCAATTCGATATCAGGTTGGTGAAGCGATTTTTGAAACGCAGTACTTGCAAAATCCGATCGCGTCAGATCGTACAGTTGTTAAACCTGACATGGTCGTATCAAGAGATCTTCCTGATACGCCTGGAATTGAGCATGCTGAGATCGTATATGCATCGCATGACTTTCCTGTCAAAGACAAAGATACGTCAGACTATCTCGGTTCAATGCTTGCGTATAGAGTTGGAGCAAATCTCTATGTCGTTGATTCTCTTGAAAAACGAATGGCGTTCGTTAAGTCTGTGAACTATGTCAAAACACTCGATGAGCTCTATCCTGGCATCATTCAAGTGATAGAAGATAAAGCAAACGGTTCGCCAATTCTTCAGCAACTACAAGATGAGGTTGCAGGAATGCAAGCATTCCAACCCGGAACAGCTTCAAAAATGCAACGTCTCGAATCTGCTTCGTTGTATATGACATCAGGAAATGTTATTCTTGTTAAGACTGAGTTCAACAAGCTCACACAGCAATGGGAGTTCAGTGATGCGATGATGAACTTGTATAAACGATTGCTTGCGTTTCCGTTTGTCGAGCATGACGACATTGTTGATGCATTCTCAATGCTCATTTTGTTTGTCTTCATGGATCGTAGATATATGGTCTATGGACGAGCATTTGACGACAAGAACTTTGTTGATGCAGAAACTATTACAGGACTTGACTATAATACGATCTTCTTCAACAAAGAAGGCGATAACTGGAAAGTTCTTGATATTGCTGTTCTGTATGCCGAAACGACAAAGCTCATTGTCCGAAGAGAACTGCATTTCAAAGCTTCTGTTGACGAGGGTATGAAACGTTTGCGATTGTTCGCACCAAAAAAGACGTTATTCGTCGATTGTTCTGCAACTGAAGCATTACGAGGTATGGTCACAAAAGACGTAACGGTTGAGAGATATGAAGTTGAAGATTTTGACAAGAGCATTGCTCAGACAAACCTTGCATTTAGCAAGAAGCTTGTGCTCATCGACAATCATTGTGTCTTGACAAAAGCTGACATCGAGAACTTTAAGTTTAGCAAGTCAAAAGACGAAACTGTAAAGTATGCATCAACAAAGGACGGCTTTGTTGCTTGTATCAGGCTTGCATTGCATTACTTCGGCGGCATCGTATAACACGTGCGTATTCAAATAAAGGAAGGACGTTTCTTGCGTCCTTCTTTCTTTTCTCTCAAATTGTTAACGAATTGTAAACTATTAAAATTTTTTGCAAAACTTTCAAAAAAAGTATTTACTTTTGGACTAATTTGTGATATAATATAATCAAGATAAATGAAAGTTGGAGGACATCTGCTCATGAAAATCACGTTCAACGAAGTCGAAAAAATTCTCAAGACGCTTCCGATCGGTTACTACCTCAAGAGAAATGTTGATGTTACGCTTGATCCTGACACTAAATATTCGTATTACGTTCCCATGGATGATACGATTCGAATCAGCTTCAATCAACTTGCTGCTGCATTCGAATTGATCGAAAAAACGAAAAACGCTGAGAAGATCGTTAGAGGAATGCTCTATCATGAAGTTTCACATGCATTCATTACTCCGAAAAAGCTTCGAATAACATCTTGGATGAACATGTTCGAAGATGAGAGAATCGAGTCTGTGCTTAGACACTACTACCTCAATACGAACTTCAGCGAACTTGTAAAGCTCGTGAATAACTTCAAAGGTGAAAACCCTGCAAACGCAGAACAAGCATTCTATCAGCTCGTACGTTATCGTGTCGGTGATAAAGATTGGCTCAAACGTTTACATGAGCTCATTCAAAAGTATAAAACATTGAATCGTCGGAGCGAAGGTTACGAGCTTTATAACTATGAGACTGCTGTTCGAAACTTTTACGAGGATTTCATGACGTGGTATAAAACGAATCATCCTGAACTCGATGAGATCAAAACTCAGCTTGAAGTTCCTTCAGCAAGCTCTTGCGAATCTGATGAATCCTCCGAATCAACGTCTTTTGCTGCTACTACGGAATCCGATGAGTCTGATGATGAGAATGATGAAGAGACTGACGAAACGACAGCTGATGTGTCTGATGAAGAGAATGATGAAGCAGAAAATCTTGAATCTGATGAGTCTGATGAAGAGAGCGAATCTGATGAATCGCTTTCGAGCAAAGAGATCGACAATATGATGTCTGATGCATTGAACGAACTTGTTGATAAAGAGATGATCGAGTCCGTTCAACAGATTCTGCAACGTATTTCGAAATCTACTTCGAAAAACGGTTCTGCAATCAATGCATACTCCGGTGTATTCGATCCTCGTTCAGTTGTTCGTGATGATTACAAGTACTTCGTTCAGCAAAATCGAATCGGTCATATCAAAGCATTTTCGAAAGTGCATCTCAATCTGTTCATTGACAGATCCGGTTCATTTAGAACTTCGCAAGATACTGTGAACAAACTTCTGTATTCGTTGAGATTGTTCGAAAATTCAAATCAGAACTTCACATTCGATCTTGTTACTTGCGGAATTGGCGAACGTCTTGAGACAAAGAAAGATCGAATCATGGAATGTCGTGGTGGCAACAAACTTGATCATGACGTGTTCGATATTTTCAAAAAACTTCAATTTGCAGGTCAGACGAACTACAACATTGTGTTGTTTGACGGTGATGCATTTTCGGATTTCTATCATAGTGAACTTGCTGATGCTCATAAGAATTTCGGTGCATTTAATGCTTCGAATGTAACGATCATTTCTGATTACTATAACAAGAATGCGATTGAACAGTATGCATGTTCTGCGAAAAAGATCTTCACACATGATTACGCAAATGAACTTTGCAAGAATGTGATGAACGCACTCCAGATGCTCACTCGTTGAGCGTCTGGATGTGCAATTGTTAACGAATTGTAAACTATTAAAATTTTTTGCAAAACTTTCAAAAAAAGTATTTACTTTTGGACTAATTTGTGATATAATATAATC